TCTCCTATTGAATTAAATGTTTGTAAGGATTGTCATCAGCTTTAACTTTAGCTTCTAACACTTTCCATTCTAGTTTAGATTTAAGTCCATCCATCCAAGGATGAAATTCATATCCTAATTTTAAAATCAATCTGATATGTTTATCAGTGAAAGTTTTTGTTCCACATAACTTAGCAAGAACTTGGCTTCTTTCACACTTTGGATAGACTAACTCATTGCCATAAACTGTCTTGGTCTCAACGTATAAATATTTATTCATGATTTCTCCTATGTTTTGGTTTATATGATTTACTGTAGTAAATCTTGTTAGGCTGAACTAAGTCAGCCTAAATAGGTTTACTCAATTAGAAATCTAAAAGTTTCTTTGCACTTTCGATCTGAGTTAATCTTTGTTTAACAGTTGAGTAAAAATCATCCTCATCACTGTTAAGCAAATATTCAAAATCATCCATGATTGACAACCAATGAACTAAATCCTCAACACTGTCAGTGTCAAACCAAACATTGTCATGTTTGACAATGTATTTTTTGTCAGTCCAAATATGATTGTCTACAAATAAAGTCCAACCAAAAACATCAAACCTAGATGAAAATATGTCGTTGACCATTCTCATTTTCTTGCGATTTTTCTTTGACTTATCTTTTGCTCTTTTCATGTATAAATCTTGTGTCATTTCTCTTTTCATATAAACTCCTATTAGTTTGATTAACTGTTTCGTACTTTTGTACTCATCAGTAGGAACACACATTCCTAGACAGTGGGGCATTACTGCCCCAATGAATTAAGACACTTTCTTCATGCGATTAGGCTTGTAGTCATAATGGCAATTGATAGGCTGAGTAAATTGAGCCACCAATCTTCTAGCATTCTCAACACTTGTTAGCTTATCTTTTACTGCATCATGAAATTTTTGATTGTCTTCATTATCCCATAATTTTGGTGCAGTAACTGAGAACACATTTAATACTTGTAACAACTCTTGTCTGTCTTTTATGAAGAACAAAAAATTGTCATGCTTAACTGCCATCGTATATTTTTGCTTATCAAAAACATCCTTATAGGCTACCTCATCGCCTACAAATAATTCCCAATCAAATTCCTCAACTTTGCTTTGAAAAGTCTCTTTGATATACTTCTTGAAAAAATGTCTGTTTGTTTCGTAATTTATCATACTAACTCCTAAGTTATAGATTAACTGTTTCACTCTTTTGAGATCATCAGACCTAGCACACACTAGGTTACAGTTAGAGGGCAGTAAATACTGCCCTCGTTATACTAAGCAGTTAAATCAAAACAATTATAACGATCTTCAGCTACTGCAAAAACTCCAAAGTGAAAACCACTGCCAATCCACTCCATGTAGATTTCGTCAGTTTTATCGCCATAATGTAATGTGATTAAATTCTTCATTGCTTGTTCAATTGGACAACAAATTTTAGATGCCATTGTGAAATCTAATTCATTCACATTTTCGCCATCATGAACATCAGAAAAATTTGCAAAGTTGTGAGCATCGATTAACATTTTCATTAACTTGACCTCATCAGCATTCAAAACAATTTCGTAAGAATTTCTATTTTCATCTGTGTATAACATAATAACTCCTATTTTTTAGTTTACTGTTTCAACCTTTTGGTCTCATCAGATGCGACACACATCGCATTACAGTGGAGCAGTAAAGAACTGCCCCATTGCTATAATCATAGGAGATTATAGTTTAGTTTTAGAAACATCGAAGCGATAGGCATTACACAAATCGTACACAGTGACAGTTAAGTCTGCGAGATGAGATACTACTCATGACCAAGTTAAACATTTTGTAAACTCAAGGAGGTGGGATGACCAAGTTAAACATTCACTAACTCCAAAAGGAACTCAAACTCTCGTGCTTATGTTTCCAACATCGCCCTTGGGATTGTGCATCCTAGGGTAGAAGAAGAGGGGCAATCTACTATGATTTTTTGCTTTAACCTCTATAGCCATTTTTTACATTCATCAGCCTACTAAACTAAGACCTCAAAAAAACTCAGACAAGGAGTGTGTACAAGTGTTAGATCACATATTGGATTTTAGGTCAATAACTAAATGTAAATAATTGTGAATAAATATAACTAAACATAACATAACCTAGAACAGGCTTAGACTACAGGACACAAATTATTTTTAATTAATTGATAATATCAGCTAGATCATGTTAAAAAGTTCATATGAACTTTATTTTTTATAGGTGGTTTTATGTCGAAAAGATTAACAGACAAGCAAGAAAAATTCGCAAGGTTAGTTTCTAGTGGAAGCACAATTACATCAGCCTACAAGGATGTATATGACGTTAAGGATACAACCAAGCCAAAAAGTATTTGGGAGCAAGCAAGTGCATTGGCAAGTAACCTCAAGGTGGCATCAAGGATTTCTGAGTTAAGCACTAAATCTGAGGAAGATCATCGCATGATAGCGATCTCTCGAAAGCAATACGTTTTGAAAAACCTTGAGACTATTATTGAAGACACAACCAATAGAACTTCAGATAAACTTACTGCCTTAACACTGCTAGGAAAAACTATTGGTATGTATAGTGATAAGATTGAACTAGAAAACACTAGTGAACATAGTGTGGAACAGTTGGAAGATCAGTTAGAAAAAAAATTATCTGAACTATTTAATTCTAGGGCTAGCTAGACCTACCTATTTTCGCTATTTTTGTGGTTTTGTAGCCCACCTACCCCCGACCCACCATGTAGCGATGGGGCTAGCCGTGCACCCTGCATGTTATTTTCCACAAACAATTACTAAATTTTCACTAAATTGCCTTAAAATGCCCTTCTTAATAGTTATAACTAGTATTATTAGTTTGTTATTAATACATAACTAGTTATAATATACTAGTTATAACTAGTAAGGAGAGAGATATCTCTAAAAAAGACTCAAAAAATGTTATAGATTTTAAAAAGTTTAAGAAATTTGTTAGCAGAAATAGACAATCAACAGAAGATGCTGTAGAAATAGACAAGCCTATAATGATAGGTTGGTATATTAACGATGAAGGTGAGCAGCAAATGTATGTTTATTCGCCTTTTAAGCCTACACAGGCAATGTTTATGATGGATATGGCATCTAAGATTATAGAATGTAGACCACCAGACTTAGTTGATGACTTTGATTGGGATGATGAAACAAGCGATTGACCTAAATGATCTTAACGATAAGTTAAGAGATGTACCTCTAGAAAAGAAAAAAGAGATATTAGCGCTTTTAGAGCGCCTAGAGGAGGCAAAACAACTTAAGAGCTGTCAAACTACCTTTTTGCCCTTTGTGCGGTCTCAGTGGGCTTCATTCATCCACGGAAGGCATCATGAGATCATGGCGGAGGCTTTTGAAAAGGTGGCTAGGGGTGAATTGAAAAGACTAATCATCAATATGCCACCCCGTCATACCAAGTCAGAGTTTGCAAGTTACTTGTTTCCAGCATGGTTTTTAGGGATGTACCCCCATAAAAAAATTATACAGACTGCACACACCGCAGAGTTATCTGTTGGATTTGGAAGAAAGGTTAGGAATCTTATTCAGTCTGAAGATTTTCAGAAAATTTTCAAAGGTGTGACATTATCAGCAGATAGTAAAGCAGCAGGTCGTTGGAATACCAACAAGGGCGGGGAATATTTTGCTATCGGTGTAGGCGGAGCGGTAACAGGTAAAGGTGCAGATGTTTTAATCATTGATGACCCGCATTCAGAGCAAGATGCAACAGTAGGTGCATACAATCCAGAAGTTTATGACAAGGTTTACGAGTGGTACACATCTGGTCCACGACAAAGATTACAACCAGGTGGGGCAATAATAATTGTTATGACACGATGGAGCAAAAGAGATTTAACTGGTCAGATAATAAAAAATGCAACACAAAGAGAAGGCAGCAGTGAGTGGGAAGTTATAGAGCTTCCAGCTATTATGCCGTCAGGAAAAGCATTATGGGAACAGTTTTGGAAAAAAGAAGAGCTTGAAGCAATCAAAGCAGAACTTCCTGTATCAAAATGGAATGCACAATATCAACAA